CCAGGCAATGACTCTGTTGAGTCAGGCTGCGTGTTCACCGCTAAAATGTTGACAAAGTCTTTGATGATAGTGCCTGTGCGACTGTCGTAAACCAGTTGATCATCATAAAAGAAAAAACGTGTTTGTAACACTGAACCAAAGTTATAGGCCAATCCACGGAATGTGATGGTGTAGTTTTGGTTTTGTACCACAAATGATACCAACCAAGATGAATCCAGGCCGGGAGCATTTTGATCAGCATACTGCTGGCTCCAGGCTGCCACAGTGGTGCCATTGCTTTCATAAACTTTGAGATTGGTGCTGGTTATGATGTACCAGGTGTAAGGGGTTCCAGTGATGTCACCATTGCTGTCGTAGCCCAGGCCAAAGTTACGATTCAACAAAATCTGATCAGTTATTTCTTGCTCAACTGAATTGGGCAGATCTGTTACAAACAGTGGAATAATTGTGTCTACAATAGCGCCGGTGGGCACAAAGTTGTTTATGGTCACAGGACCTGCGCCTGAATTCAAGTTACCCAGGCCACCGTTGTAGCCATCGCCCACAATGGCCTGTGGACTGGCCCAGATCTCCACTCGTTCATCTGCACGAGTAGCGGTGCCTTGCACCAATCTGTTGTTGCGATCAAAATAATAACCAGTGGGCGGCACAAACTTTATCAGTGCTCCCGGAATAACATATTTGAACATTGTGGTAGTGGTATCTCCCACAGGAATAGGTGTGCCGTTGGGCCATGTGCTGCTGATGGTGGTATTTCTAAAGTAGCCAGTGGTTTCATTGGCCATGGTGGTGCTTTGATTCCAAGTATATCCTGACAGCCATGTCACACTGGCAGGCACTGTGGTACTGGTTATTCGTGGAAAGTTTTCGTAATAAAATTGTTTGACTGTGGGCCCAATTAAAGCAGGCTGCACCTGGTTGGTTATGACATCAGCAATGTCATTGCGATTGTCATAAGAAAACAATATGGTAGGAAGAATGTTTTGACGCCACAGCGCACCATCACTTGAGAATGTGTTGGTTGAACTATACTTGCCGGTGTTGTCCACTAAGTCAAGATAGCGACTGGTACCAATACTTGCACGGTTCAACGCCTTGCTCTTGATAATACTGTTGTACTGTGTGTAAGGAAACAGGTTGTAATCTTCACCGTTGACCATGCGATTTTGTGTGTAGTAGCCTGCAGGAGCACGTTGTTTGATTTCGCCAATGGGTTCACGTGCTTGGCTGTTTGATACAGGACGTGTGATTCCACAAGTGAATGTTATGGTTTGCAAGTTGCCGTTGCGATCAATATAACTGATGGGCAACACAACGTTTTGCATTTCTTCAGGATTGATAATATACTGCAACCCGTTGCTGGCACGTACATAAGCTCGGAATATTCCCACAGGAATTTCTGAAAATACACCGTCACCAAACACCATGGTAATCTGGTCATTGGTTCTAGATGTCACACTATAAATTGGTTGTAGTATATTGTTGCGTTGTTCAGCGGCAGTATAAACATTTTCCACATATTGCCATTCTCGGCTGATATTGCCCAAGTTGTCCAACTGAAATAACCAACGATCTTCATTGTTGACACCTTCAACATTGATATCTACTGTGCGGTTGGCAATGCGTTCGGCCAAGTTGAAATCTTGATTTTGTAAAATACCTTGTTTGAACAAGAAAAAATATCCTGTGTTGGCACTTTGAAATCCCAGTTGATCATTTCTAAACAACATATTGAACACTGTGTTGGGCTGTGGTGCTGGTTCATACACATAGTCTCGGCCAATGCTGGTGGCAGTGGTGGCTTCAAATGGCATGTTGATTCCATCCACAGTAGAAGTATAAGGAATCACAGGTAAAAATCCACGCACCAAGTTGATACCATATTCAGCAGTGTCCACGCCTAGTATAGTTTGACGATTGCTGGGACGACCAATTTTTTGGCTGTCAACTAGGCTGGCATTGATAATGGTTGTGAACTGTTCTTGCCAATCTGGATTTGTGGGGTCAGCCCAGTTTACAGTGACATTGCTGAGATTTACACCATTGTAATCCACAACGTTTTCTGTGGTGGTTACATTGAATACTTTGAGAAAACCTTCTGCGGCTATGTTGCGCTTGGCTGTGTAGCTTACAAGATTGGCCAGTCGTACCACGGAGTCTCTGCGTTCAGCAGTGTCAATGTAGTTTTCACGAGTGTTTAAGTCAGTGCGAAAAGCCAGGGCTTGACCCATAAACGCCATGACATCTAGCAGAGCAATGAATTCTGAACTTTCAATGTAGTCATTGAATGTTTCAGGATAATACAGACGCAAATAGTCAATGAAACTTTTGCGAAGAGTTTCAAAGTCGTAACTTTGGAAGTCGGCTTCGCGATAAGTTTGGTAGATTTGCTTCCAATCTTCTACGCCAAATATTGCTGTTTGTCTTGTGGTTGTTGCCATTTTATCTTGTCCGTGCTTTATTTATTGATAAAGAAAACGGCGCAGTTATACATAACTGGCATTGCGAGTGGTCTCGTCAAAGAATATGCTGAGTATTTCAGCGTTGGTGGTGTTTATTATTGTAATTTCCAACTGTATCAATATGCCATTTTGTTGCGGAAATACCTGTATGTCGTTGATGGTTAGTCTAGGGTCGCCAGCAGCCACACGTTGTATTTCGGCTCGCAAATCTTCTTGCAGTTGTTCCACTTGATTCTCAAACAAAAAACTGTAAATTGTAGTGCCATAGCCGGGGCGGCCAGGCAGTTCACCTTGACGAATGTTGAAGGCATTCAATAGGTCGCGCTGAATCAACTCAAAGTCAGTGAGTGTGAACTTTTTGTTTTGATTGATAGTGTTGAAGCCAATGAATGTGGTCATGTTGATATTTATGGTGTAGTTTAACTGCCATAATTGAGGTCAGGAACTTTGTCGTTGCCTACGATTCTGGTAGTGGCAGCATCAACGGTGATTCGGTCAACTGTGTCAGTTGCTTCTCCTGGTGGTGCCTGTTGTAACACAGCATCATTTAGTTTTTGTTCTGCTGTACCAACGGCAAATTGTGCTTCTTTAAACTTGGCATCAAATTCAGCCTGCTTGTCTGGCGGCAACTGTCCTCGAATCCAGTCAGTACCAGCTGCTGAATTTTTGGCAAACACCGATGATATGCCTCCAAGTTCTTTGGCATTGAATACATCCAGCGGCACTCCCAATGAACTGGCCGTGGCCAACCCTGAGTTCATTAAATTTTGCTGTGTCAAATTCTGCGCCGCAGGATTTTTTAAAAAACTGTCAAGACCGGTGACACCGCCTGCACCAGTCCACACAGCAGGACTTTTCAACACTGATGTTAGATTGTTTATGCCTTGTTTTAGAAACGTGCTGGCTGTGCCTGGTTTGAGTAGTCCTGCTGTTTCCAACTGTGTAGCATCAAATCCAAACTTGCCAACTCCCACTGCATTGGTTATTTGATCAAAATTTTGTCCAGTGGCAGTGCCTACTGATGCCATGGTGGCACGAACATCAGTGGTATCGAGACCTGACATGGGCATGATTGCTGTGGCTGTTTTGGCAAAATCCGCAGTGGTAATACCATTGGTCACTGGCACACCAATCAAAGCGCCAATTTTAGCTGTGGTCTGTTGCAGTATGGTACCACCATTGGTGATGCGACTTTGCAAATTTCCTGTGGTTCCCGCGGCTAATGACTGCTTGGCACTTTGTGCAATGCTCACAAATTGATTCTGCACTCCTTGATCTGTGCCAGCAAATCCTGCAAGCCCCTGCGTGAGTTCGGCTCGAGCTGCTTCAAGGCCGTCAGCAGCTTGTGTTTGTGCGCTGAGTATGTCACCAGATTGAAAACCAGTGAGACCACCTGCTGACGCTTGCTTTTGAAAAATAGCAAAGGCCTGTTCACGGGTCATGTTTGGAGGGCCGCTAACTTCAAAAACCTTTGATTGGCCGGCGCCAATCGCTGTTTTTATACCAGCAAGATCAAAAGTAAATTTACTCATAATGCTTTGACCACTACTCCAGCCGGCACAGCCGGTGCACCTGGTGGTGGTGGTGGTTTTCCTTGTTCTAACTTGACCTTTACATCAACTCCTAAGTTGTGATAAGGATAAGGTTCGTGTGTGGGTGCTCTGGGCACAATGGTTTCCAATGCATCATCTTTGACTTGCCAGCCTTTGGCAGTGTCAAACTCAGTGTCTGACAACAAGATCTTGGCAATGGGGTTGGGTGCCGTGACTGTGGCTGCTGCAGGCCCATTCAAGTCAATGCCGCCGGCTGTGAACAACAATGCATCGCCACCATTCCATGATCCACTGGCGCTGTTCAAGGCCAGAGTACCGTCAGCCTTGATGCCAATGGTGTTTTTGCTGTAAATTTTAAAATCTCGCTGCGCAGATATGTTGAGATCAGTCATGGCCTCTACTGTCATGGCATTGGCAGTTTTGACTTGTATGTTGCCACCAGCATACATGTTGATATTGCGATCAGCATGCATGTTGATGTCACCTTGAGTGCGTATGTTTACTGAGTTGGTGCTGA